TTGGTCGACCGTCTAGCCGCCTTGCTGAGCCATTTCTCGGTGACCGCCGAGGTCTTCCATGCCGGCGCGCTGTGCGGCATCAACCAGCTCGACAGTGGCGACCGGGGCCAGCTGCACCTGATCCGTCAGGGCGCGGTGGTGGTCCACAACGGCGACGGCAGCCACCTGCAGATCGACCGGCCCAGTTTGCTGCTGTATCCGCGCGCACTTGCGCACAGCTTCGACACCGACCCGGTGCACGGAGCCGACTTTGCCTGCGCGCACCTGAGTTTCAGCGGAGGCGCGGCCAATCCATTGGTGCGCGCACTGCCTGCGTGCATTTGCCTGCCGCTGGAAGCGCTGCGCCAAGGTGCTGTGCTGGTGCATGCCTTGTTCGAAGAAGCCTTCGCACAGCACTGCGGGCGGCAGGCAGTGCTCAACCGGCTCTTCGAAGTGGTGCTGGTGCACGTGATCCGCGAACTGATGGAGCAAGGCCACGCCAAGGGCGGCATGTTGGCCGGCATGGCCGACGCGCGGCTGCGCCTGGCCCTGGTCGGCATCCACGAACATCCCGCCAAGCCCTGGTCGCTGGAGTCGCTGGCCGCCCGTGCCGGCATGTCGCGCAGCGCCTTTGCCCGCAGCTTTCACGACACGGTGGGCTGCACTCCAGGCCAGTACCTGCAGGATTGGCGCATCGCGCTGGTGCAACGCGGCCTGCGCCAGGGCCGGTCGCTCAAGCAACTGGCCGACGAGGTGGGCTACGCCAGCGAAGCAGCGCTTTCGCGTGCATTCAAGGCGCAGGTAGGGCACTCGCCGCGGATGTGGAGGAAATCTAGCTTGTGACGGCTCCAGACCAGTCATAGACATTGACATAATATACATTATGCGAAATGGCGTGTTGACGGTGCTGTGCGCCCTGGCGGCCTATCAATGCTGGTCCCTCCACAGGAAGCGGACTGGACGATGACGTTAGACACCTACGATCGCGTAGACCTGACCGGCCCCTGGGCCGGTTTTGGTTTTCAGGGGCACCGATTCTTCACCCCAGAAGGTCGAGACATCGACCCGGTGGGAATGCGCTACTGGTCGCTCACCTGCAACATCGCCCGTGAGTGGGCGCTGATGATGGCCGAGGAACGCGAGCGCGTGTGGCATACCAGGCCGGCCGAGGTGATCTACCTGCGGGACGTCATCCGGCGCAGGCGTGAAATGCGGCTGTCAGTAGCGGCTGGCGCGGGGTCCGCCGATCGAGCGCAGGTGGTGCGGAGAACCCGTGGGCCTAGAGCTCCACGGCGCGGGTGAGGCGTTATCCGTAGGGGCTATGCCCCTACACCCCCGGCGATACAATGCGCCCGACTACTAAGGGGGGATGCATGGAACGCCAAGAGCCGACATTGGGGAAAGATGCAGGTCTGGAGCAGTTGGAATTCCGGCCTCGTAGCTACCGTGGTCCGACACATCCCACAAATGAGCACTCCGCTTTCTGGGTCAAGGCTGGCGTATGCCTTGCCGTACTCATCGTAGTAGCTATGGGCCTCATTGAATGGAATGCTCGCCGACAGGCAATAGCGATGACTTCTGCACTAATGAGGCCAATGTCACCGGCAGAACAACAAGAATTAGATCGCCAGCGCGCTGAAAGTGATGAGGAAGACGCAGCGGTACTGGCTGATTTGCGCAGGCAGATATGGCAGGAGGCGCCGAAAGCCGCACCTTACATCCCTTCCCCCCTAAAAGCCGGGGAACGCTGCATAGACGGACGCAGGCTTAAACGCGTGTCCAACGGTTGGACCCAACTCCGAGAGCCGTGCTAACCGAGGCAACGTTTCGGACTGCTTCACGCCCCTTGCGGCCTGACCGCACAGCATGCCAACAACGCTAGGTGAGCGACGTAGTAGCAATAGAACGCCCAACGCGTCCGAGGGACGACGATGAGGCCGCTGGTGGCCACCTCGGTGAAGGCGATCACCGGAACGGCCAGGACAGCCCACAGGTTGCCGTTGAACCAGCACAGCGCGGCCATGGAACCCCAGACACCGAACGGAACGAACACCTCAAGCAGCCCATCCCGCGACCACGAGTAACTGCCCAATATTGCAGCGAATCCGGGCTTCTGGCTGTAGCAGGCCCACGCCGTTACGACCAACGCAAGCCCGGCCCATTGGTAGTCAACAAGCAATGGCGCTGGCAATGCACAGAGAACCACAGGCAGCCAATGCCGGCGTTGGAGCGACCACACCAGCGCAGCAGCCAGGGCGAAGGAAAGAAGAACGTTTACGGGCACCCAATAACCAAACGCCCAGGCATGGAACGGTTGCGCGAGAAGCCCCCAGCAAGCAAGCCGGCGGACCGACTTACCTACATCCGCACCAGGCTGCGCCAGGTTGTACGCCATGACCAGTGCGAAGAGCGGAAACGCGATCCGCCCTAACTCCGACAACACGGGCACGTAACCGTCATAGAACACCTTCGCCACGTGGTCGAAAGTCATGCAGACCAGGGCGATCCACTTCAATAGTTCGCGTGAGCTACTGCTCATCACAGATCCCTCGTGGTAGGCGCGGTGTAGCTGTTGATCGAGTAGCCGGGAGACTCAGGGAACGTGCCCAATGCGCGCGTGCGCTTCTCAATGCTGGACGTGACCGCCCCGCTCTGCTCTACCGGCTGTGGCTTAGGTTGCTCGGTAGCGGCGGCAGACGAAGGCTGCTGCGCCTGTGCGACGTTCGAGGGAGGCTTATACGGGTTGTATGGCTCTCCCCACCGGGCGATATCGCGACAGACGTCGTCGCGCATCGCCACGCGGGTATTCTGCTCGGTGACACAGCGACAGCTGTTCTCGCTCGACATGCAGTACATATGCGGATCGGACACCACAGGCCGATCCACGTAGGCAGGTGCCGACCACGGCACATCGGCGACCAATGGCACCAATTGACCAACGTAATCTTCTGCGGTGTTGACCTTAGGACGTGCTGCCGCGCCGGCAGACGCAGTGCCCGCCAGCGACGGCCCCGCAGGGGCCGTCTTATTGGCGGGCGCAGCGTCTGCCTTCTTGGCGAACATAGTGTCGCGGTACACGGCATACCAAGCACCGCACGCGAGAATGGCGACCACGGGAAGAATCATCAGTGCCTTCTTGACCAGGGCCGGCATCTGATACTTCATCGTGTGGACCTCAGCCGACTTGTAAAACTTGAAGCACTCGGTTGGCTGTTTCCACACTTCGTAGTCGTATAGCTTTTTGATGCGCGGCAACGGCGAACGCACCTCTTCGATGATTTGACTGTTGCGGAAAATAAAGGTCTTTTGCTTGCCGCTCTGGCGCAGCAAATGTTCGTGATAGCCGACCAATCCACGCAGATATGTATCGAGGTAGTTCGGCTGCTGGGTAGCAAGCACCAAGCGCACGCCGTCGTGTCGAATGGTGGACATTGCCTTGATGGTCGCTACGGGATCACCGCCACGCCGCGCCGGGAAAAAATGCTGCGCCTCGTCAACAAAGAGAATGCACCCCGCAGGTAGCTGCTGCCACTTGTGCGGGTCCGCCCAAGGCGTAGTGCCAGGGACAGATATGCCGTCGATGTTGCAGACGTAGACGTGCGCACCCTTGTCCATGAGATAGCGAATCGCTTGGATGATGCGCAAGCTCTTGCCGGATCCTGGCAGGCCGGTCAGCAGCGAAATAGACGCGGTGTCGCCGATCATGTGGCTTGGTTCCTACGTTGAATAAAAATTCGCTCAGCGCCACGAATGCCGTATGCGCTCAGAATGATGGACACGCCAGCATCGATGCCAAGCGCGTGAACCCAAGTTGCGATGCCGGCAGGAACGGATGACCAAGCGTTCTGTGCGTACTCGATGATGGGGTTGTAAATGAAATGCTGCGCGGCGAAGCCGAGGCCGAGCGCCGATAGCAGCCGCCCCAACCAAATCGCCGCCTTGAGCTTGACCAGCTTGTGCACCGCATCGGCGGCGTTCTCGAAAAAATTGTTTGCAAAGTCGCGTGCCCAATCGAACATCAGATGTTCCTCCCGACCACGAACATCGCGATGACTGTGCACATCGCGATGATGACCATCTTTACTGCTGCGATTGCGTCGAAGAACCCCGAAGGGATCACCCAACGCTGACCTTCGATCTCAACATCAGGCAGCAAACCACCACTGCCGTTGCCGCCGACGTTGATGAGGTCTTGGCGCAGCTTCAAGCCGGTGCCGCCCTCTTCACCGCCCCAGATACCTTCAACCACCCCGGCGTCATCGCCGTTACTGATGCCAGCAGCACGCGACGCCATGCCCTGCCCCATGGCCTCCACAGCGCAGCGTTGCTTCCACTGTTGAAGCACACCGGCATACGCTTCGGCCTTGCAGGACTTGCCAGCACAGACGGGAATATCACCCTCTGAACAGCCGTCACCCTTCGTGACCTCGTTGCCTTGCGTGTTGCAGTCAATCTTCCAGGTGAATTTCAGTTGCAAACACTTGAGAGTGTCGCCGACGCACATAGGCGGTGCAGTGCAATTGCCACTCTCAGTCGCGGAATCCTTGTCGTCGTCCTTGCCATCGCCGCCGCTACCAGAGCCGGGCTTGCCATTGCCAGAGGTGTTGCCACTGCCATCCGCGTTGTTATCGCCGGTGGAATTCTTCTGAGTGCCACCGGGCACGCTTGAAAAATTGGTGACGTTATAGGTCATGCAAGTGTTGTTAACGCACGCAGTCTGCTGATGCCCCTCGGTGCGCTGCCAATCCTTGTCGGGAATTTTGATATCGGGAGGCGTGACCGGCTCGCCCTTGGGCGACTTCACCTGTGCATCGTTGGCATCTGTTTTCTTACCGGTCTCGCTCGGCTTCCAACAAAACGTTTTACCTGTTGATGACGTGGCACAGGTGTCGCCGTTGGACTTAACACACGCGGTCTGATTGCTACCAAGTGCAGTGCACTCAGGCGGCTTAGGCTTGGTGGCATCTTCCTTTTCCTGCTTCACCTCACCAATGTCGTTGCTGGGCTTAGCAGCAACGCACACTTCGCCGCTATACATACGATCCGTCATGCCGTAGACCTTGACGGCGCCATTCGCTTGGCTAAAACGGTTGCCGAGAACGCTGCACCCGCCGAAACAGGACGGCGCTTCTGTGTAACTCAGCGCGGCGTCTGCCAGTGGGGTGGCATTGCGATCAGAACACGACTTCGCCTCAGGCCAACCACGCGAAACACGCGCCACCAACTGATTCTGGGATGCCCAGATGATGCGGTATACCAGCGTCCTGCTGGACATGTTGACTTCGGTCGGGCCTTCAATCCGAAGATTGTTTGACGCAACACCTCCGATCCCCTGCGCCTTGATCTTGTTGGCAGCACTGTAGCCCCCGGCCGCTGCCTCACCCTGGTCACCGCACATCACAACTGAGCCGTCATCACTCAAGTCATTAAAGCAATCGGCGCGGGCGTTACCGATACCCAGCGCAGCGAATAGCAATGCAACGATGACGTACACGATGCGGCGAATGACAGCGCGTGCGAAATAACGAGTTAGCCAGCGCATCAGTTCCAACCCGTGGCGCACACGTGCGCGGCATGAATTAAGAATGCCAACACAATTAGACCTTCCATCGCATCCTCCCCAATTGAAAAAGGGAGGGTTTCCCCTCCCCTGCTATGCATGTGATTGGCTCACTTGCCGCCGATCAGGCCCAGCGCGCGGAGCGTCCAGCGACCGAGTGCGAACGCGGCCAGGATGGTGACGCCGATGGCGGTGTAAGTAACCACCTTGTTGACGATCTCACCGCCATCGAAATCGCCGCCGCCGGATGCGAAGGCGAAACCAGGCATGGCCATGAGGGCGGTGCTACCGACGATTGCGGCGGTCTTGGCGTTGCTGACAGCCGACTTGGCCTTGGTGACAACGGTCGAAATGTTCTTGTTCATTGATGCTATTCCTCTATGGATTTTGGGTTGAGCAGTCCTTTAACGACTGCAAGTGTCATCAGGCCGATGAAGTAAGCGCCGCCCACCATCGCGGCCTGTTCGATGGTGGGAAGTGGTGTCGTCCAGTCCGATTGATCAATCCAGGCTTGGACCTCGCATTGCTGCGTTGAATCGTTATATTGCGTGCAGGTCAACACCTTTGCCATTGCTCAGAATCCCTGCTCGCATGCATCTGGGTTAGGCGACACGTGCCGCAGGCTGCGCAGCTTTGGCGCTCGCATCCGGGATAAGACGAATGCGGCGACCGAATTCGAGGCCGCCGAATTTATTGTTCTGCAACGACTTGGGATCGATGATGTAAAAGCCCTCGCCGTACGGGGGTTGATCCTCATCAAGGCCAATGGTGAAGGGCAGCGGGAAGTCTCCCTCGCGCAACACAGCCGCAGTCTGCTCACGGAAATGCGTTGCGGGCTTACCCTCCCGCGCAGGAAACGAACGGACAGCGACAGCGGAACTCATGATCTGAACTTTCATAGTGGGACTACCTTCCAAGCGAATGTCCGGCCAAAGATGAATGTGACTTTCCACGGAGACGGCCAGAACTCTCCGGTAAGCCTGTCGAACCAACCGCCCTTTGCTTTGCGGATATCCGCTTCCCCGCCGAGAGCTTCACGCGCGTCTTTCGGGGCCTTCCACCAGCGCAATTCGCGCTTGGATTCGGTGTTGAGTCCACCGCAGCCGTGTGTGCGAAATCCCTTGGGAAAAGCAGCAGCTGTAATGGCGGTGAACTTGCTTGCGTACTTGGCGAGATAGCCGACGCAGTTGCGCGCCTTCTCGATTTGGCTACTGCCATGGGGCCACCATCCGCGTTGATCGACCTTGCCGAAAAACATGCCCTTGGGCACCCACAGCATTACGTGGTAGTGCGGGCGGAATCGCTTGGTGAGTTCGCCGACCCATACGTAACGAAAGCTTTCACGGTCCCAACGTCCTCGCCGAGATTTAGTGCGATTGAAGTGGCCACGCATCCGTGTAAGTAGTTCCCTAATGTCACAAGCGCTGCTGTCGCGTCCATCAGCGTAGGTGAGCGTGAGGAAATACCACGCGCCACGGAACGAACCTTTCTTGGTTTCCTCGTCATGCAAACGTGCTCCGGTAATCACGGACTTTCGCAGCCGTTGCGCCCGCGCTTGGAGCGGGTCAATTTCGATGGTGACCGTCCCTTTGGAGGTCTGCGTATGCGTTGTTTTGTAATGGACAAGCCCAAGGGCCAGCGCTGCGCGCTGGCCCTCAGCGGTCAATGCGATCGGATGGGCTGCGTCGAACTCACGCACGCTTGTACCGACCACACGCTTGTTCTTTTGGATCTTCTCTGCGGCAATTTCAGTGCGGCGCGTAGCAGCCTGCATGACGCCAACAGATGCATCGAACGCGGACAACTCACGCGATTGCGTGGGCTGTTCCTGCATGCGGATACGTGCGTTCTTCGAGGTGCATGCAACGCACAACCCGCCTGGGAAAAAATAGGCAGTGGTGTCGCCGCAAAACGAACATGTGCCGTCAGTCACCAGCGAACTCCATTTCGCAATCAGCGCTGGAAACAATCACGCGACGCTGCAACTGGGGCGTCAGCAGATCAACGTAGCTTTCAATGATGAAGACTTGCTCGCGGTGCACGCGCAACGCAGCTTCGGCGCGACGGTCAAGAATCCAAGCAACCAATCGGGCGAGGCCGACGATCACGGTCAGCGCGGAAGCGCCGAGCAATGCAAGTGCGTTGGTGTCCAT